CTGGTCTGCCCAAGGGTGAGGTCATGCAGGTTGTAGGTAATAACCATGTGGCTAACGCTTACACCATCATGTGGGATTCCATGCGTGAGGGTATCGAGTTGTCTGGTCTGGATACATCACAGATCAAGATCAAGTTCCTTATCGCACCGGATGGTGGTTCGTATTCGGCTGACATCATCTTCAAGCAGTATGAGTTTGAGCCTGCTGTGGGTGACGTACACTCAATGCGTTTCCGTATCTACGCTTCACATGACATGACGTTCAAGCATCACATCCAGTGTGGCCTGTTCCGCTACTGGTGTAGCAATGGGCAAGCGTCTATCGCTGAGAAGCTAGAGGTGTCAGCTAAGAACACACAGTCTGCTGATCCAGAGAAGCTAGGCCGTATCGTGGCAGACTTCCCTGCTCGCCTTGAGGCTGAGGCTGAGTTGTACAAAAACATGATGGCAACACCCTTGTCCAAGGATCGTGCTATGGAGTTCATTCGTGAGAATGTAGCTACCTATCGCATTGCATCTGGTATCAAGATCAATCAGAAGTCTGTCGAGGAAGGTGCTCGCATCTGGAATATGTACAACAACCTTGGCGACACAGGCTACCGCTTGTTCAATGTCATCACTCACATCGGCACTCATGTGACTGGCCGTGAGGGTACGAACATGGCACGGAAGCAAGCCATCATTGAGCAAAAAGCACAGGCTGTCGTTGATCTGCCTGAGTTCAAGCAACTGGTTGGCCTCGCGGCTTAACTTAAATGAGTGGTCTGGGATTGTCCTAGGCCACTTTACTTACATCAGAGGAAATAAACATGGCTAAGTATTACAGTGACAATGAGATCGTTGAGTTTGTAAAGAATATCGGTGACAGCAAAGAGTCATACGAATGGGTTGCAAGTCTAGTTGCTGAGCGTTTTGAGCGGAAAGATAAACAACGTGAGCATATCAATGCCCGTCTCAATGAGGCCGCTAATATCATTGGGCATAACACAATCTCAGAGTGCATGCAGTATGAGTGATCTACATGACATGGCGGATGAGCGTAAGCGTAGCGACACATCACTGATCAACTTCATGCACAACCACAAGGTATCTGTGCGTTGGGTTGGTCGGTCATGGACAGCTTCAACTGAGGACTACATGGGTGTGGGTAGTAGCATTCGCTCTGCCCTACTTAATCTTGAAAGGAGTATGTATGGTAGATAACGTAGGAAGAGAGGTGCACTGCCTAGCATGTGACCATGTGTACCCTGAGACATGGCCGTTAGCTAGGTCTTGTCCTGCTTGTGACAACAGGGACATGGAGAATACAGTGTACCTACAAACACAGGAAGATGATGATGGCCTTCATGACAATAGCGGAGAATATGCAGTATGCCTGATCTAAACGAGATGTCTCGGATATGGAAAGAACTGTCCGAAGAACAAAAGCGCAATCCCAGTGACACAACATTGGTGAACTTTATGTTCAACGATAATGTATCTGTGACCAGAAAGAATGGTATCTGGATTGCGGAGGTAACAGAAACACACAAGGGTACGGGTAGCACACCCCGTGAAGCACTGAAGCAACTCAAAAGGAAGATAGATAATGTCAAATGAAATCAACGGTGTACACATGGAATCTCTAGTAGATTCTTATCTTAACTCCCGTGACTTCAACCGCGTGACTGCATCACAGGATCAGTATCGGTATTGGATGCGTGTCTTCTCTGAGACTAGATGGAATGGCAAAGCGATACGCAACCTCAAATACAATGAGGTAACTGCACCTCAAGCACAGGAGATCTATGACATCTTATCTGACCGGGGTGTCACCTTCGCCAATCGCATTACCGCTGTGGTGCGTAAGATGTACAACTACGGCATGAAGTATGGTCACGTTGACGCTAACCCATGGTCAATGATTCAGACTGAAACACCCAAGCCACGAAAAGTAATGTGGCAGAAGGAAGATGTTCAGATGTTCTTGGACACTGCGTACAGTAGCTTCAAGACCCGTGGCATTGGTCTCATTGCGCACATGGCATATGAATGGGCACAGCGTATTGGTGACATGAGAATGCTAACATGGGATAAAATTGACTTTGAAAACAAGGTCTTACATCTGGAACAGTCAAAGCGTCGAGCAGTTGTTCATCTTCCTATTTCAGATAATCTTTTCAGTATGCTTCAGCAACAGAATGGGGAGTTTGATTGGCAACCGTATGTCGCACCAAATGTTAACGCCCGTACTGATTCTGGCTATGCACCTTATGGACTGGAGGTAGTATCTCGTGTTGCAAAGAAAGTTATTATTGAGGCTGGCATTAATCCAGAGCTACGACTGGCTGACCTTAGACGCACAGCGACAACAGAAATGGTTGAAGCAGGCGTGGGTATTGCCCAGATCATGCAGGTCACGGGACATCAGTCCCCGCAGTCAGTGACACCTTATATGAAAAATACCTTGACAGGAGCTAAGAATGCGCTTACGCTCCGCTCTGCACACACGGCAGGTGAAACATTATGAATATAGTGTCTGCTTTTATTGACACGTTAGATTTACATGTCGATGCAACGTACAGAGGCAACTGCCCTATCTGTTATGGCAAGAACACATTCACAGTTACACGTGACCACAGTAATGTTATCTACAATTGCTACAAGAATAGCTGTGGCATTTCAGGTAAGCGCAGGCAACTGTTACATGCTGATGAGATCATTGCCCTACACCAGAGAGAAAGTGCCCCTGAGAGCTATTCTGAGCAGGATCTATGTACCTATACAGTGCCTGCCTTTATGGTTCCCTACACAGAGGTGTATGCCCCCATAGATCCTACGTTTTTAGATAGGTATGGCATTGACCCACACACTGTGCGCTACGATGTCAGGCAAGACAGGCTAGTGTTTCTTGTCTACACCAAGCAGGGACTACTTGTTGATGCAGTAGGCAGAGCATTGACTAAGCGCATCCAACCTAAGTGGATACGATATGCGTCATCGCCTGTTCCTTACACCAATGGAGATGTGAGTAAGTACGCAGTGATTGTTGAGGATGCAATCAGTGCATATGTTGTAGGTGAAATGTTTGGTGACATCTGTACTGGCGTGGCACTACTGGGCACACAGCTAACAGGTTTTCACAAGCGGTATATACAAAAGCATTATGACAATGTTATCGTGGCACTCGATCCTGATGCACGAGACAAGACGATCAAGATTGCAAGGGAGTTAGACTGCAAGGCACTGAACCTCAGTGATGACTTGAAGTACAAACGAACTGATGACTTAGATAAATTAGCGGAGATGTTATATGCATAGGCGAGGCGGTTACAATGTTCCTTGGACTGAGGAAGAGATTGAGACAACAGTCCGAATGTACAAAGAGCACAAGACCAACCATGAGATTGGTTGTGCCATTGGCAAGACAGGGGATGCTGTTAAAACTAAGCTAGGTAAATTGCGTAAGCAGTTTGACTTAGCTCCAAGGAGTCAGGCCCTTCTGAAAAAAGGAAATAAAAAAGGCCCTCCGAAGGGGGTGTCACCATTTGAGCGTGACTGGCAAGGCTCTGTGCCATGCGGTCACTGGATGATCACGAAGCCATGGAAGAAAGCATCATGAGTTATCCCAAGACAAAGTGTATGCACTGCGATAAAGATGCAGTGGCAGTTGAGGCAGGCACATTCTTTTACTGTGCTGTCTGTTGGATTAAACAAATGAGGAAACAGGCATGAGTAAAGTACCTTATGTTGAGCGTCCTATGTTATGGCAGGCCGAAGGCATAGGGCTGACAGGTGAGTGTGCTTACTTGTGGGCACTGTTCCTAGCCAATGAAGCTGACATGGAAGATAATACTTTTGAGTATGCCAAGTGGAAGACAATGGTGGATGAACTTACCCCTAAGCCCGGTAAGCCTGTTCCTGCCGCTGTGTATTACTACGATCTAGAGGAGGAAATGAAGAAATATGTAAAGGTGGACACGTAATGTGTGGTGGGATATATGAAGAGGATTTTGAAGATGCTCCAAGGAAGGACAACAAAGTTTCCAAGAAGGAGAAACATCGTCGTGTGGAATCTGGAGATGGAGGGATGAACGATTTAAAGTTCACCACTGCCGCAGATTTCATGAAGGAACAACAGGAAGACCCGTACTATTATCCGGGCAGTGATCCACAGGAGTGAAAGATGAGAGGTTGGATTAACTTAGGTAGCTTTGCTTACGGCTTGTTGGATAGCACTAAGAATGCACTCAAAGATGCGCCGATAGAATATAAGTTTCTGTTGAGTAACACCCTAGCCGCAATGTGGTGCATTGCATTTGGCATCTATACAGCAGAGCTATTGTTTATCGGGTACAACATTATTGGGCATACAGTGTTGATAGCCTGTGTTTTTTTTACTTGGTTTGTTTTTAAAAGTGGGAGTGATACATGATTAAGTTTGAATACAAACCGAATGTAATCAACACCCCCTTTGGGGCACTTGATGATCCTCCTCCAGTGGAGAGCGTGACCATGACACTGGGCGGTGATGTCTCATGGGAGGAGGCAGTCTGTGAATTCCACAACTTCCTACGTGCGGCAGGGTATGTGATCCCGTATGACTTTGAGGATGATTATGTAGACTGTTCAGATCCTCCTCACATGGACAAGAGGGGATCACTAGGTGATCGACAGCCTGAGTGGGCTAATCGTATGTGTGATGAGGAGAGGAACACATGAGTAACTATTGGCAGAACCACAACACACGGAAGCTAGATCCAGAAGACGTAGTCCTCATCAGAGAGTTACACAAAGAGGGTCTGAAGTTGCAGGTCATTGCAGATAAGTTTGAGGTAACAAAAACAAATGTCAGCAAGATCGTGAACAAGAAAATCTGGGGTCATGTGGCATGAACAGAGGAGGCATTGAATGAGTAAGCACTGGCGTGACTCCATGAAGGAGCGCAACCAAGACTGGATGAGCAGTCGTGAGAAGCCAAAAGAAATTGTAACTAAAGTTCCAACACAGAAGTATCGTGATAACTGGGACAGAATCTTTGGAGATAAGAATGGAACTGGCACTACTGAAGAGCCTACTGAATAAGAAGTTCTACGATGAGTACAGGGGCGACAGATGCCCGCATCGTTTGTTCAGCAAGGAAATGGGTAAGATCAAGACACTGATTGATCATGCAATGGATAAGTACAAGCGTGACTTAACAGTGAGTGAGATCGAGGGATTGTTCTTAGCTAATGAGAAAGGTCTTACTACTTCTGAGATTGATGAGTACAAAGCACACTTCAATAAGATGAAGTATGAAGACCCTGTCGGTTCTGATGTAGCCAATGAGATTCTATCCAAGCTATTCCAGAAAGATGTGGGGTCACAACTGTATGCCCTGTCGTTTGATTACGTGAATAACAAGGATGTTAACCTTGAGCCACTACGTAAGATACTCAACAATCATCGTGAGGATTTCTTACCTGACTTAAACATTGAATGGGAAGACATCTCCCTTGAGACATTACTTGAGAAGGATGATGAAGAGGCACGATGGAAGTTCAACTTACCTACACTTGCACAGCATGTTGAGGGTGTGAATGCAGGACATCTAGTCGTAGGTGGTGCTCGCCCCAACACAGGTAAGACATCCTTCCATGCGTCACTGATTGCTGGACCCAACGGCTTCGCATCACAGGGTGCCAAGTGTGTTGTGCTCTGTAACGAGGAAGCCTATCACCGTGTTGGTACACGTTACCTTACAGCGGTGACTGGTATGACCATGAAGGAGATCAGGAAGAATCCCCATGAGGCACATGCTCGTTGGAACAAGCTAAGTTTCAACATCAAACTCAAGGAATCTACCGGGCAGAATATGAACTGGGTTGAGCAGGTATGTAAGGCGTACAAGCCAGACATCGTCGTGTTAGATATGGGAGACAAGTTCGCTCAGGATCAATCGCATGAGGGACTCAAGCTCTGTGCCATTCACGCTAGACAGATAGCCAAGGAATATAACTGTGCAATCTTCTACATGTCACAGCTAAGTGCTGAGGCAGAGGGACGTACTAATCTTAACCAGTCTATGATGGAGGGTAGTAAGACAGGTAAGGCCAGTGAAGCTGACCTGATGCTACTTATAGCTAAAGATCCTCCGGTTGAAGGTATGGAAGATGACGGGTTTACTCGACATATTAACATCGCAAAGAACAAACTAACCGGGTGGCATGGTAGGATTACTTGTAATCTTAACTACTACATAGGAAGGTATGAGGTGTGATTGAAATTATTGTATCGGATGAGGTATTGTTAGAAGCAAGGAAGCAGGCAGTCGAAATGGGCAAGCTTAATAACAGCATTACCAAAGGACAAGGTAATGTGGCGGGCTTCGTTGGCGAGCTTGTAACTGCGGAGCTACTCAATGGGACACAAAAAAATACGAGAGACTATGACATTGTATTAGTTAATGAGGAGACAGTGGACGTAAAGACAAAGCGTACATCTGTCAGACCGTTACCGCATTACGATTGTAGTGTGGCTAAATTAAGTGGACATCAACAATGTGATTATCTTGCATTTGTTCGCGTAAAGAATGATTACAGTGTCGCTTGGTTTCTCGGCATGATACCAAGGCTTCAGTACTATGAGATAGCTAGGTACATGAACAAGGGTGATGTAGATCCAGATAACGGATATGTTGTGAAGTCTAGTTGCTACAATTTATCCATTGATGAATTATGGAAGGTATCAATACATGCGAGTAGTACTTGACGTAGAGAACACTGTCACTAAGACAGATGGCAAGCTACATTTAGATCCATTCACACCGACTAACACGTTAGTCATGATCGGCTTACTGGTTGAGGGCGAACAGCCCAAGCACTACACGTTTGATCATAGCGAGTACGATTGTAAGTACGAATACAGAAAGAGTGACTGTGAAGAGATACAAGCACTGCTAGATAAGACAACACTATTGATCATGCACAATGCTAGCCATGATCTTCAGTGGATCTGGGAGACCAACTTCCAGTACGAGGGTGCTGTGTGGGATACCATGCTAGGTGAATACATCCTACAGCGTGGACAGAAACAACCACTGTCATTGGAAGCATGTGCTGAGCGGCGCGATCTACCAATCAAGAAGCAGGACACACTCAAGAAGTATCTCAAGGACGGGTACACAGTAGATAAGATTCCTTACGAGGAGTTGAAGGAATACTTGTACGGTGACCTTGAGACAACTATGGCTTTGTTCTACGAGCAACAGGCTGACTACAGGGACGATGCCAACAGAGGTCTTGTACCTGTCGCTGAACTAACCATGGATACTACTAAGGTGCTGACAAACATCTACCGCACAGGATTTCAGGTAGATACGGAGGCACTGGAGCAGGTACGTGAAGAGTTTGAGGCAGAGAAATTATCACTTATACGTGATTTAAATGAGTCTGTTGCATTACTCATGGGCGACACTGCGGTCAACCTCAACTCACCTGAGCAGTTATCTTGTGTAATCTACTCACGCAGGCCACTGAACAAAACGCAATGGGCCAATGACGCTGATCCATATATGAGTCCTACTGACTTCAAACGATTCGTAAATGAATCAAGTGTTCCAGTGAGACGCACTAAAGCTGTCAAGTGTCCTGACTGTAAGGGCAACGGCACATTCTTCAAGCAGAAGAAAGATGGCAGTAACTACAAGAATGCAACTAAGTGTGGCACCTGTACTGGCAGGGGCTATGTATTAAATGAACTACCTAAACTAGCAGGGCTGAAGTTCAATGCACCCAGTGCTAAGTGGCACAGTGCGAATGGATTCAGTACAAGTAAAGATAAACTGGAGTACTTACGTAATGTCTCAGTCAGTAAAGGAATGCAAGAAGCCGCATCTTTCTTATCTAAACTCACCAGACTTTCGGCGGTCGATACATATCTTTCTAGCTTCGTGGATGGTATCAATATATTTACTAAGCCAGATAGCAAGCTTCATGTACGGCTTACTCAGCACATGACATCCACAGGCAGGTTCTCAGGGCGTGACCCTAACATGCAGAACATGCCACGTGGCGGTACATTTCCTGTAAAACGGGTATTCATCTCCCGATTTGCAGGAGGTAAGATCATGGAGGCTGACTTCGCTCAGCTAGAGTTCAGGGTAGCGGCGTACCTGTCGCAGGATGAGGTAGCAATCAAAGAAGTCACGGAGGGTTTTGATGTCCACTCATACACAGCACAAGTCATTTCGGAAGCGGGTCAGGCAACTGGCAGGCAGGAGGCGAAAGCACATACATTTGCCCCACTCT